TTGTAAAGAGAAAGATGAAGAAGTAGATGAAGAAGATGAAGAGGATTAAGTTATAGTAAGTGATTTTTCGAGATATTTAATCATAATCATTTAGACTGATTATGATTTATAATCGAGCAATTTTTTAAAATTTGAGTTCTTACTCAAATTGAGGAGATATCCATTTTTGATATAAAATAAAAATTTTATAAACATTTGGAGACTTTTAAAATCAACTTAAAAGCACCTGATCATTCTAAAAAATGTCATCAGAAAACACTGATGTAAGCCAAGATAAAAAAAATGATTCTATTAAACTTAGACCAGAGCCTAGTCATATTATGACTGGAGACTACGCAGCTTTTATGGAAACAAATGGCAAGGAATTTGAAAGTTGGTATTATTTTATACGACGAGAGGGAAATGAAGAAGCTTTAAAACACCTTCAAGATCAACTTGAGAAGATAGATTGGTTTATTCTTGACGACCTCAGTACTTTTGATCTTGATCTAGATCACTACGTAAGTGCAGCTACAGCTAAACAAATGACTAAGCTTGAGCTAAATTCGTACGCTTTTCATCGAAAGTTTGATGGAAAATTACAAAAGATTAATTTTAATTTCAAAAAGAAAGATACTCGTGATAATGAGCGCAGTAACGAGAGAATGATTTGTAAAGTTTTTGATTTACTTGGATATGGACAAATAGAAGACTATATAAGCGATGAAGATTTAGATGAAGAAGACCTTACTGACAATGAATATTCTGATTCAGAAAGCGATGAAGATACAGAGGATGAATCAGATTCAGAATCAAGTGAAGATAAAAAGCCAGTTGAAAAACATACAGGTAAGAAAGGGCTTCCACCTTCATTACTCAAGAATGATCATCTTCCACGTTTTGCGAAACGAAAACAACGGGGTAAGTCTTGATTTATTTTTTTGTTAACTTAGTGACTTTTCTCAAAAAAATATATTTTTGAAAACACGTATTAAATGTAGTTTTAAGAATAAATTATCTTAAAACTTTAGCAATTTTTATTTATTTATATTGTCTTTACTTTTTCTCCGTCACACCAGTAAAAAATAATAATTTTTACTAAAAATAAAACAATTAACAAAAATATTAAAGAAACTATTACAATAGATAATATTTTCTTTTTATTTTTTTTATCAAGATGTTTACTATTTTGATCACTTGCTATTTGTAATATGTTAAATGGACGACCATTGTTTTTTGAAACAAGCTCATTGCAATATACAACACAATTTTGAAGACTTAATAAATCTTTATGTGGATCGGAATCGTACAAATCTGTAATGTCATCATCTATCCAGGGCAGACACCTACCATTTACGCACTTAAATTTTATATCTTTGCTTGTCATTACAAAAATGGGTGAAATAAAAGATTGAGTCCATTCAGGAGATGATGATGGTGGTTTTGAATTAAAACTAGGAAATATATTATTTCCTATTTTGTGAAAATAAAGAGGTTTTGTATTTGGAACTGGTTGAATATATGTAGTAAAGTATATACAATCATCTTTAATATTATACGGATCATACATTAAATACAAATCATTTGTATTGTACGGAAAATCAATACTTTTTTTTGCACAAAAAATTTTCATACCAACAGGTATTGGCCTAAAACTTGGTGAAACAGCATAAAAAGAATCAGCTAAAAACCATTTACTGTCCTTTTTTTCATCTGGTATACAATTAAATTCAATAAAACCATTTTTTATAGATTTTTTAGGCCCACCTATATATCCTAAAAAAGTTTGTGTTTCTATGTCAATATAATGCCAAATACAATATGGTATGATTACATCATCGTTCATTTATATATTGTATTTTTTTGTTCTAGAATTGAATTCCATTTCGTTTTAACTCCTTTTCTATGAATCCTTTGATATCTTCTAATTTTATACTATATGGTACTTCAATCAAAAGTATTCCATTTTCTCGGCACATCCTTCTTTTCATATCGTCTCTATACTTTTGATTTAAAAAAGCTTCTTTGTTTTTATGAAAAAATGGTATATACTCATAATGCTGAATACCATTGTATTCTACAGCAATCTTAAGTTCTGGATCAAAACAATCAAGTTCTAAATTAAAGTCTCCACCTGTTACCGGGTTTCGCAAGAAATTTGGACGATCCTTATCAAATTTTCTCTTAAACAAGAACTGTAAAACACGTCTACATTCTGCCTCTCCTTTGCTTTCACGTGGAGGACCACGATAACTCTTATTTTGTGTTATAGGCGAATAATATTGTCGTTGTTTTGACCATGTTCCTTTTCTACCTGTAATCTTTCTATACAATCCAAAAAGTATGATAAATGATAATGAAAGCCCAAGTATAATTTCAAAACCATGAGAGTTCCATTTATCTTTAATCTTGGATAACATTTTATTTATAGTATATAAAGTTAATTCTTGCGTTGTCAATTAAAAATAAAATTATCATAATCTACTAAAATTTCTGTCTTACATAATGGACATGCTTGTTTGTATTTACCCCACTCTTTAATACATTTTGGATGATAAATATGACCACAATTTAAAACTGAAACATTTTCTGAAGGCTCATATACATCTGTACATATAGAACACATATCATATTTTTTATCTGTACTGTTGTAAGGTTGAGAACTAACATCAACAGTTATTTCGTTATGCCTAACAAGATTCTGATCATTTTCACTATTTTGTATAGCGATTTGAATTGGATCTAATATATTAAAAATTGGTTCCAAGATAACTATCATATTCATTATTGCAAATAATGCATCTGATGATCTGTCAATATCTATTACCTGATCTAATATAGTTTCTTCAAAATATTCTTCATTATGCACATGAAATCGAATGTTTGATGACATCTTTATTTTACACCTTTAAAGTTTTTAAATGGAACAAAATCAACTCAAAAAACATTTAAAATGTGTGGATGTGTATATAGAATCAAATTTTGTGATTCATTTTCAATAAAATGGACTATGGTTCCATCCTAGCTCTTCAAACAATTCTTTGCAAATTTCATCGTGAAAGAATTTTCTGTCAATAGTCTTAAGGATTATAAACTCTTCTTTTTTGCATGAATGTTTATGTCTGCTAAGTAATTGAAACAATACATATTGAGTATTAATAAAATTTTTTCTGTTAATATTTTTAAATCTTTTATCGTATATATCTGTAAGAACGTCAAAGTCATCAAGTAATTGTTCTTCTAAATATGAAATATCATCAGGCTTAATATCAGTAAAATTATAATGTATTAAATGAACATTCTCATAATGTTTAGAATAACCAAGTTCTTTAAGAAAAATAAGAACATGATTCTTTGTAATATTACTGAATCTTTCTTTTTTAGGAGTATTTTTATCTCCATTTAGTAGATAGTGTAGATCAAATTGGATTTCGAGATCATCGTATATATTTTGATGAATAGTACTATTTTGTTTTCCTTGATATTGGTTAATACAATCACGAAAATGAACTTTTCTATCGTAAGTATATTTACTTGAAATATTAACTCTGTCAATATCAGTATATGAAGAATTATGTTTCATTACGATTTGCCTTGCATAACACTTAGTGCATATGTAAATATTTCCATCTACAATGTCAAAATCTTTTTTATTAGAGCAATTCTGACAAATAATTTTTTGTGAAATAGTATTCTCAAAATCAATATCAACGTATTTAGAAGCAGCCTCTAAGTAATTATTTATTATTTCTCGTTTTTCTTTATTATTTTTAAGTAATTTTCCCATAAAATTTACTTTAATAGGTGTTTTTAATATTTCTTTATATTTTTCTATAAAAACTATAGTTTCCATAATATAAAAATGATGATTTTTATGTATTTTTAAATCGTTTATATAATCTAGTAATTCATCCCTTGCTCTTTCAACACTAATTAGTATCCTGCGACGAAGATTTTCATTTTTCAATGATTCTTCTAATTCTTGTAACTTCTCAAGATGTTCTGGTAATTTCGAGAACTCTTCCTCGAATTTATTACGTATATTAGCATCTATACTTAAAATATCTAGTTCAGTCATAGACTTTACTCTTTCAGAAGTTTCATTTAAACTCGCATTTAACATTTTATTTAATATTTAAAGTGTATAAATTTTTGTAAAAAAAAAATATCTTGTGTTAATATAAAATAATGTCATCGATCACAACGTCAAATGTAACATCTGGCTTTATTGATCTTGCTACTTTTGATGAGATCGAGAAGTACCTCTACGGTGGTCACGACGCAACTGCTTATTTTGTCCGTGAAACAAGAAAAGCCACTTGGTTTACTCAAGTGCCTGTTGTTCTATCGCGTGCTGCCGGCTCTCCGGCTTTTGGACAAGAATGGTCTGTTGCTATTTCTCGAGCTGGTGATTACATGCTTCACACTTGGCTTCGTGTAACTTTTCCGGAAGTTGGTATTAAACCTGCATACGGGCAGGCAAATCCTAACGCTAGGATCCGCTGGACAAGTAACTTGATGCATAATCTTATTCGCGAATGCTGTATTACATTTAACGATTTAATTGCCGCTAGATTTGATAATTATCATCTTGACTTTTGGGCTGCTTTTACTGTTCCGGCAAGCAAGCGTACTGGATATCTTAATATGATAGGCCATTTTGCTGATTTGAATGCACCTACATCATTTTTGGCTGGCACTCTTCCACAAAAAACCTTGAACTTGCCTCTCCCATTCTTCTATAGTCGTGATAGCGGAGTAGCTTTACCTACTGCGGCTCTTCCATATAACGAAATGCGAATTAATTTTCACTTCCGTGATTGGGCTCACTTGTTAATTTTAGAAACAGGCGCTTCTGATGATACTTTTCAGGGGGAACAGCGTCTACAGATCGCACCTGAGACTCATCTTACTCAAGCTCCTATTTTAGGTAATACACAAGTTTGGGCTAATTACGCTATTGTTTCTAATGATGAACGCAAGCGTATGGCATGTGCTCCGCGTGATATTTTGGTGGAGCAAGTACAAACAGCTCCACGACAATCATTCACTCCGGCTAGCAATCCGCAACAATCGTTTGATATTAGATTCTCTCATGCTATTAAAGTTTTATTCTTTGCTGTTAGAAATAGTACATGGGGAGCAGAATGGTCTAATTATACTACAAATTCCCCTTATGTAAAAGCAGTGGGTTCACGTTCATCTTTGGACTATACACCAAAAGGTACTGCTGATCCTATTGCACAAACATCTCTCATATATGAAAATACTAACCGTCTTGGAGCTATGGGTTCTGATTACTTCTCGTTAGTTAACCCGTGGTTCCATGCACCAACTATCCCTGAAATAACAGGATATCACATGTATTCGTATTCTCTCGATTTTATGTCTCTAGATCCGATGGGATCTACAAATTATGGAAAGTTAACTAATGTATCAATTGTTCCGGAATGCAGTCTAAACGCTACCTACTCGGCTAGGGGGACAGTAGGTGCTGGATCTGGAGCTTCTGTTCCCCAAACTTTTGAGTTTATTGTCACTGCTATTAATAACAATATTATTCGTGTGAGCGGAGGAGCTCTTGGATTCCCCGTTCTCTAAGAAAGTTCCACTTTTCATTTTTTTATGTTAAATAACATAAAAAAATAATATTATAATGTTTTAAAAATAAATTTGGTTTAAAAGTATAAAAAATATTATAAAAACAAAATGACAATAGGATTGTTAGAAAAAACTATTACTAAAATAAATGACATAATGGAAACTAAA